GATAATTTGGTTTATCTTCTGTAATAAGATTTGCAGAAGCTTCAATTAACATTGCGTGAATGTCTTTGGATGTCATTCCATCAAAGAATGACAAATGTGCATTCATTGCTACTTCTTCAAAACCAACACCTTTTATGTCTTCCGTAGCCCATTGTAAAATCTTATTGATTTTGTCTGCGTTGAACTTTTCAGTGTTACCATTTCTTTTCTTTATAAAAATTTCTTTATTCATATGGGTAAAAAATAACTATCTTTAGGATAGTTCATTTTGTGTTTAGATTATAACTTTTTTAATAATTTATTTGTACGCTTTTTGTGTGTTACATACTATAAATTATTCTTCGTCATCGTTGTTATGAACGTTCCACTTGGATTTTAGAGCCTTTTTGACTTGATTTTCACCATCCATCATTTCATTCAAGATACTCATACCCTCACGGCTATTCTCCCCATAAATCTCAATATGACCACAACCAGCGTTCATCTTACTTGGGAATGTCAAACCATCTGGTCCGAAACGATTCTTAATTACGTGGAATCGTGCAGTGTTCGCTTGTTTATCGTTAACTTTACGACTTAGACTCATAACGAAGTCAGCAGTCATAATTTTACGATAACTATCAGCGATGTTGTTAGCCTGAATAATATCTTCATCCATAGCAGCACGATTACTCTGTGAAGCACTCCAAATAGGAACTTGTAATTCACCAGCTACACCACGAAGCTCTTCATAAATACCTCCAGCTTCACTATAACTGTTACTATTACGTTCACTCTGCGATGGACGTAGAATATCTGCATAGTCAACAATAATCATATCGACTTTGGTACCTAGTACTGCCAATCGTTCACAATGAGCCTTAAGGCTATAAGCACTTACAGTTTTAATTGGGAAGTACTTGATCTTCAACTTACCAGGCACATCAGCAATCTTCTGCTTTACGATGTCTACGTTGTTGCGAATGTTTTGGAAATCAATTCCAGTAAAACAAGCATCATATCGAAGACCCACATAGTTTTCATTCAATTCTAGAGTGAAGTGGACTACGTTCTTGCCTTGTTTCATAGCTTCAGCACCTAGCTTAGATAGTACCCAGCTCTTACCACTACCAGCACAAGCTGTAATAATACCCAATTCACCAGCTGCTAATCCACCATCCATAATTGTATCAATTTCAGTCCAATTAGTCTTAACACAATTACGACTCATTACACTCATACGCTTTTCAACGTCTTCGGTATAATCGTGGCCAATATTACGTTCCATACCAGCTTTCATTGCGTGATCAACTACATTCTTGATCTTTTCATATTGACCTAGTGCCAATAGGTCTGCACTTTCAATAATAGCATTCTTTAGTTTCTGATTTTTGCAGAATTCCAAGAACTGTTCCTTAACAAACTTCAAATCGTTGTCGCTTACTTTTTGGTAAACCAACTTTAGATTGTCTACAATACTTCGTTTGAGAAGTTCGTCGTTGACATCATCAACTTTAATTTTAAAGACCGTTAATGTTGGTAGATCTTTATACTCGTTAAAGTATTTAATACTTTCTTTTACAACCCACTTGTTTGCATCACTTTCAAAGAAGTCTACTTCAATAATATCGTTAATACGTTCAATAAATGAACGATCAGATATTAAGCACGAAATACACTTGATTTGAAAGTCACGGCCGTATTTTGTTAATGAATCAATTGCTTTTTTGTTTTCCATAAGATAACTCTACTATACCACTGAATTAAGTGGTCTTCAACTTTTATTTACCGACGATTTTTTATTCTACGAAACTATTTAATTTACCGAAACATTCATTGAGCCAAATGTGATAATTGGGGATATTATTCCACATTTTGTCTTCTGTAATTAGTTTAGAGAAACTAATTTTATCAATCTTCTTGACAGGAGTATTGATAATCTCTTCTACACGAAGTTGTGTAAAAGATTGAATTTGTGTATTATGTAACTGCATCAATTCATAATTGCGTGCGAGTAATAACTTATTGTTTAATACAGTCTCATAAATCTTGTATTTGTTTTTATTATTTTCTGAATAGTTGTATATCTGCTGTAAACACGATTGATCTTCGTTAGCAAGAAAAGGAAATGCTTTAACAACTCTTTTCAATCCAACTCCATCCAATCCAGGAATATTATCGCTGACATCACCTTCCATTACTCTGTATAAAATGAAGTTGTTACAAGTGATACCATATTCATCCAATATTTCTTTGCATCCAAAAACTTTCTTCTTGGTAGGACTCCAGATTTTAATCTTGTCACTTGCCAACTGTAGGAAATCTTTATCTGTAGACATAATGGTTACATTGCTGTCTTTAAAAGTATCTTTAGCCAGATAAGCAATTGTATCGTCTGCTTCTATTTGATCAATTGCCATAACTGTTACAGGCAATGTATCCAAATAATTTACAGTACGAATCAATTCTTTTTTAAAATTAACCGATTCAATTTGTGAAGAAGATAATTCTTCATAATTGCGATTAAGTTTAATATCTGTCTTTCTGCCATTTTTGTAATCTGGATAAATCTTTCTACGTTTCTGGCTACCGCCTTTACCATCAAATACAATAATAACTCTGGTAGGAGAAAGCAATTTAATTGCATATCCAATGCTCTTCAGAAATCCAGCAATACCACCAGTATGTAGTCCATCTTCATTGAGTGAAGGAATGGCCATAAAACTTCTAATGTAAGTATTAAGGCCATCAACAAGGAGGATGTCAGAATTGGTAGACTTTTTAAGTCCGTCATTTCCAACACCCTCCTTGATGTTTTCAAACAAGGAGAACAGTTTTTTCTTTTCAGATGAACTGAATCCACTCATATTATTATTCGTTGCCGGCAGTCTCTTCTTCTGTATCTACTACAGCATCCTCAACGATTTGACTATTAGGATCTTTGTACTTCATAATTACAGCATCACAAATCTTCAAGTAAATTTCTTCACCCAATTCTTTGTCAGTCTGCATTGTGGTTACAAAGTCTTTGGATTGAAACTTCCATTCTGATCCATTGTCCTTCTTATATGTGTAATAAGCACCACCTTGTTTAATTAGACCTTGTTCTTTTAGAACTTTAACCCAACTACCATAGTCAGCAATACCGCTATCAAAATAGATATCAAAATTTGCTTGACGTTGTGGTGGTCCCATACGGTTCTTCACAACAACTGCTTTACACTCATTGCCAATGATTTCCTCACCCCGCTTGAGTTTACCAGTGTTGTTAAGACGAACACGTACACTGCAATGATAAGCAAGTGCTTTACCACCACTTACCACGTACTTGTCACCAAATGCCATAGCATTTAGATTCTGACGCAATTGATTAGTAAATACAGTAAGAACCTTCTGACGACCAATCATAGTGGTAATCTTACGCATAGCTTTACTGATAATAATTGATTTACCAGTAGCATAACCATCTTTACCATGATCACTCTCAAGTTCTGCCTTTGTTGATGCTGCTGCTACAGAATCAACAATGATTGTTAGAATACGATCTTTGTTGCTCTTACGAACAATTGCGATCATCTTCTCCATCTGAGCAAAAATATCTTCAACGGTTTCACATTGAACATATAGTAACTTAGATAGATCCACTCCTAAACTCTTCCAGAATTCAGGTGCAGCTGCGTTTTCAGTATCAATTACTACCGCAACTCCACCTTTTCTTTGAGTGTCAGCAACAACGTGTGCAGAAACTAGACTTTTACCAGTTCCTTCTAATCCGTTGAATTCAATCATCTTACCAACAGGCAAACCTCCATGAGGACGGTTACTAATTGCTAGATCCAGAATAGAAGAACCTGTACTAATCCAATCGCTGATCTCGGCAGGATTTTCTTGCTCATCTAAGAAATAAGCAATCTTACCGCCATCTTTGTTTGCTTTGTTTAGTTCATTTGCCAACAACTCAACTAATTCGTCTCGTTGTCCAGACTCTTTTGTAACATTCTTTTTTGCCATAACGTATATAACTAGAAAGCCGGTAGGGTATAAAAACTCTACCGGCTTATTTTTATTTTTTAAGAGTTAAACAAATCATCAAATGCTTGTTCTACACTATCCTTACCTTTTGCTTTAGCAGCAGTTGGTGAAGACGGAGCTGGAACAGCCTTTGCTGGCACATCAAATGGAGCTTCATCATCTCCGTCAGATGGTGCAGCTGCGGTTGATACAGTTGCATCAGCTGATTCAGTATCTGGATTCAACCACTTATCCATAACTTCCTTAAGTTCTTCGTATGAGAGTTCTGGGAATAGATCCAAGATGTTTACTTGAGCCTTTAGTGCTTCAAGCAACTGACTGTTTTTTGGATCAACCGCAACACTCACATTTGGTTTAACACGAATGCTGGTTTCTGGGAAACTAGCTCCGCCTTCAGCTGTCTTGAATTCTACAACAATATCACGACCACTTGTTAGATCGGTAATATCACCGAAGTCAGGATCGCTGATGATCGATAAAAGTTCTTGATAAACTTGCTTACCAAAGCCCCAGAACTTAACTCCTTCGTGTTCCTCGCCACGTACAATTACAGGAGCAAATGTACGCATCTTTGGTTCCATCTTACGACCCATCTGCCAAT